CAATTCCTCCTTTTCTGGTATAATATAAGTATCAAGAATCATTCAGGAAGGTGGTTATCATGACAGTTCTTTTGGGGCTTGTATGTGCGTTCCTTCTTCTTACCATCTTTGCCACGTGCATTTCCGGCGCGCTTGGCTTTTTGTACGGGCTTTTCAAAAAGCTCTGAGCTCCGCAATGCGGGGCTTATTTTTTTACACGTTTTTCTCCCGGTCAAGTACGGCAAGCCAATCCATCAATTCTCTCAGGCTCTGCCTCTCCCAGTAATCCATCGGGGCGATTTCTCGCAGCCGGAAGGCTATAGTCCTCAGCTGTTGCGCTGGATGACCATCTCGCCCAAAGGCGCCAACAAAAAACTCTTTGTCCTCATTGTCACGGACGCAAATTCCTGCAGCTTCATGGCTTTGATGCGTTCATACGGTACGCCCATGGCCATGGCGGCCAGGCGCGCGCAAAAAGCGGCGCTCTGCGCAATGTCGGGCGTTGGATCTGCTGCCATGCGGCAAGCCCGCTCAGCCGACATAAAAGCCGCCGCGTCAAGCTCGCCAAGGCGTTCTTCCAGTGTCGTAAAATCAAGTGCTTCTTTTGTCTGTTCCTCTTTCTGCTCTTCTGCCATGTTGTTCACTCCTTACAGCCCCAAGGCTTTTCTTACATCTGCCAGATAATCCACGCCGTCTACGTAGTGGATGTAGTTCAGCTTGTCAATCTCAATCATGCGCTCGCCTTCAATCGTCATTTTGAAATAAACGATTTCGAGCGTGGTCTTCGTGTCTGTATGGTCTGCCGGCTTCAAGCTGCCGAGATCTCCCTTTTTAGGCAGGCCGCGAACGTTGATCTTGACGGCTCCGACTCCCAGGATGCCCGTCGCGGCGTCATACGTTTCCGTTGCGCTGCGCAGCTCCAAGTCGTGCGCTTTCATCGCCATGAGCTTGGCGTTCTTCTTGTTGAGCGTGCGCCAGTTCAGTTCCAGCTCCATGCTGCCAAGCTGTCCTGGCGTCGGCATCTCAATCTCGCCGCCGATGCCAGCTCCTGAAAGGGTGGATGTCTTCGGCTCCAGAGATGGCAGTGTCACCTCAGCCGTGCCGAGCAGTCGGTCGCCGCTCTCATATACCTCGTAGGCGATATTCTTATCCTGGATCGTGTTTACACTACTCATTTTTTCACCTCACCTCAAGAAAACAGGGTTGCGATATAGTTGGTATCGTATTCCTGGATAAAGTCGATTTCGCGCGCCGGTGCCGGCGGCGTCATTCTGACGTGGAAGTGCAGGATACCGTCCATAAGGCCCGTTTTTGTGTTGTCCTCTTCTCGGAACTCTACGCTGCCGCCGAGCAGGGCTCCCTTTGCAACCAGGCCGTTCAGCCAGATGCCCGCACTATCTACGACCGTCTCGATCAGTCTCTTGTTGGTCGTATCGTCAATCTTGCTCCAGAATGTCGTAATGAGTGTGTTGCCCACCCAGATGAACATGCGGCGGTTCGAGATGAAATTGTCTTTCACATCAGTGTTGGATGGGTACGCCAGTGTGCGGTTGCCCCAGGTGTGCCAGCCCCCGATGAAGTTTAGCGCCGTTGTGATGCCCTGGCCATTCAAGTACGCCGCCTGTGCAGCACTCAGGAATACCTCTGTGCCGTCTTCCAGACAAGCCGCGTCAGCTTGCAAGGCTTTGTTTGACGGTGAGTAGTATGGAATGTCGTCGTGCTGACTGTCCGTGTAGTTCATGACGGACGCTTCCTGTGTAGACATGTGATACTTTTCCGTTCCCAGCTTGAGCATTGGCCAGTAAATGCGTCCGTTCACTTCCGTGCCGCCGTTCTTCGTTCGCCAAGCCACTGCGTCTGTATACGTCCTCGCCTCTTTCGTCGGGATGTCACAGAGACAAATAGCTCCGAAATGGCCGTCGATGTTATGCGTCTTCGCTTTCATGACCGCCGCCACGTTGACATCATCACTCCAGCCCGGCGCGATGATGATGCCGGGTACGATGCCAAAACGTGGGTAAATCTCTTCGATGAGTTCCAAGCCTTCCGACTTGCCCGTGTTCGTATCGACGCCACCGATGATGTCCCTCTTCTCGACCGCTGCCGGGTCCAGCATCGTATACGATGCATAGATCTGCGCCGCGCTCGTCGCGATTTTGCCGCCCTCGATTGCTGTGATGACAGTGTTGCCGTCGTCATCATGTGCCGCCGTGTAGTCCGTGTCAGCTGTCAGTGCAGTGCCGCCCGACGTGGCTACGACTTTCAGCGTGCTGAGCAACACGGGGTCTGCAATCTTCGCAACGCCATTTTCCAGCGGAATCTGTTTCTCTTTCACGTCCTGCTTGTGCTTTGACGGATCCAATACATTTACGAGGGCGACCGGGGCCATGTTGAAGAGCGCGAACTGTGCTTTCATGACTTCGCAAAGGCTGTATTTCTCCCAGTCGTCTGAATAGCCGAATGCCTTGACTGCCTCTTTGTAGGTGTAGCACAAGACAGGTTTGTTTGCTCCTGCGCTTTCTGATGCGAGGTGCAGCGGTGCCGTGCCGAAGGCTACGATCAGGCCGCTGTCGGTCTGTGTCATGGGCACCAGGCTCGTGGCCTGCTCACTCGTGTATACGCCATGCTTGTATGCCATCCATTACTCCCCCTTTACTTCTTTCATCGCCAGATTGATAGGCGTGCCCTTTGTTTCCAGACTGACCATCGCCGTATTCAGGTCTTCCACACGTACAAAAAGGCGTCCGATGTTCTTGTACACTTCCGCAGCCTGTGCAATCAAGTCCACAGGGCGCTGCTGATATACCGTGTAGCGCTTCAGTCCCTTTGGCAAGACGTTCGGGCCAATGTAGATATATGTTCCCGTGTCTCTACTACTGGCAGTTCTCTGCTTCGTACCGCTCAGTTCTGCCGCTTCACTCGGCTTCTTATCCTCGTTCATTCGTTATCCTCCTCCATGATTTCGCGCCACCGCCCGGCCAGCTCTTCCGTCGGCGTGGCAATGGTGTAGACTAATGTGGCATAGCCAAACCAGAACGGGCAGGGCTGATTCTCGATGGTTTCAAACTTGGTCGGCAGCTGGATCCGGAAGCGGTCAGCGAGCTTCCGGAAAATCAGTAGCCGTTGGCGCGTGCGTTCCATGATGGACAGCAGGTCGCGCCATGCCTCTTTATCGTCGCCATACACGCCGAACGTCACGCCGACAGTCGCCAGCGAACCGTCTTCGCCGTCTTGGCTGCCCTGCCAGCTCACGATGGCCAGCGGGTAGTAGGTGTCCGCTCGGAAATCTTCGTCCGGGATGTGCTGGCGGTAGACCGTTACGCGTTTGTCAGCTTGCCCTTCGGCCTTTAGCTTGTAATCTTTTACCGCCTGCTCAATCTCAGCCGCTACCGCCTCAACAAGTAATGCTGGTGTCATGTTCTGAATCTCCCCAATGCTTCTGCTGTGCCAGCTTCCATAGCCTCTTCAAAGCGCCTTTTCATCTGCTCTTCCAGGTAGTCGCGAATGGTAGGGTAGCCTACCATCTGCGGCGTTGATGGACCAGAAAGTTTCTTGATTCCTTCTTTTACGCCTTTACCTTTATTTGCTCCCCATCCCCATGTCGGTCTCCAGTACGACGGCACAGAATCCGCGTTTTTCCCTGTTCGCTCAAAGACACCAACGTGGCCGCTGCGCATGCGTGCGAGAAAAGCGTGGGCGATGGTCCCGCCTTCTCCCTTGACGACCTGGCTGAAAAGGTATTTCCCTTTCGGTGGCCGATGCTTTGGCACGCTCCTTGGCGTGTGCTTGAAGTATGCCAGATCATTGACGCGCCCGCGCGACGAGAACTCTGCCGTTTTCCCTTTGTAGGCCACGCGCATGGTCGTCCCGATGCGTCCACGCTGGATGGTGTACCGTTCGGCCACCTTGGCCGTCGCTTCGCGCTTGACGCCCTTCATGCTCGCCCTGGTAGCCTTTTGGGCAATCTTGTCGATAGCGCCCGGCAAGCCTCGCAGGGCCTCGGCGGCCTGTTCCAGGCTCCCCCTGTCGTCAATCTCCAGTCTCAAAGATATGCGCCCCCCATCCGATACGCTCCCAGCACGATGGTCAGCATGCCAGCGTCTTCGCTGCAGCTGTCCACGACGTACAGCTTCCCGTCTACCTTGAACCTTGTGCCCATTTTGGGCACAGATGCGAGGTCAGCCGCCCGCGTGCAGACGGTCAGGCAGTCGCCGTAAAGGCCATCCGGCGTGCGTCGTCCACCGTGCAGGTCAGCCATCCGCGACTCTGTTGCATCGTTTGCAATCACGCAAGCGCACTGCGTCCCGTCCAAGTCATGCATCTCGCCGAACTCGTCCAGATTCAAGAATACATTCTCGACATCCGATGCCACCATGTCCCTGAATGACATGTCAGCCGATCCGGACGGCCACCGTCGTCCCGGCCTCCGCTTTTGCTTCTGTTGCGTATCCTGCTACGATGTCCCCCTGGGTGGCCGTGACGTTCCCCGCCGTAGCATCCCAGTACAGCTTTTCGCCCACCGTCATCGCTACTGATGCGGCCGGCAAGCGGAAGGCCCCAGTGAGTGTCACAGTGCCCGTCTCGCCCTTCGGGATCGCTTCGAGTGCGATGCCGATGCGTGCCGTCAGAGGGACGACCTGCATGTAGGCAATGTCATCCGCTGCCGTATAGTCGATATTATCGCCGCGCTGAACATACTCAGCGACGGCCGGTTTTGTTGTAGCCATATGTCATTCCCCCTGTTTAGGCAATCGTGCCCTTCTGAATGCCTCTGTAATCGACGATATTGACGCCGACATGCTGATAGATGCGCCACTTGATGCCGAGCGTATCGAACTGGATGGCGCTTTCAATGACCGGTGCTTCCTGGCCGTTGAGATACGTCACTTCAATGGTCGGCGCATACCCCGGTGCGGCCACCATGTAGAACGCCTTCGTGTCGGTGAGTTCCGGGTCTGCGATGACGCTGAGCTTGTTGGCAAACGGGTTGACCGCTGCGTTGTTCTTTGATGGATCGACGACAGAATTGATCAGCTGCGCCGCCTGTACTTCAAGCTCCGGCGGGACGAGCAGATAGGCCGGCTGGATATTGAGCGACTGCTCGCCTGCGATATTCTTCTGGCGTGCCATGGCCGCCTTCAGGACGCCAAGGCCGGCAACATCCAGCGTGGCTGCCTGCAGGTTGCCGTGTTTCTTGGCGTCAAACAATGGTGCCCCCTGAAATGTCGCGTTGTCGCGCAGCAGCTTATAGACACGCTCATTAATGTCACGGCGTGCCGCAATGCCAAACTCGGTCGGCTGGCGGCTGAGCGCGCCCAGATCATCATTGACAAGCGCCTGCATCGTGATCGAGAACGTAGCACCATAGCTCTGAACCTGCGTCGTTGCATAATCTTCTTTCAGTTTTGCATGCTTGAACTCGCCGTTCTCGTTGATCTTTTCCAGCGACGGTGCCTCAGACAAACGGTAGCGCGTCGCAACCTTGAAGTCCTTGTTGCTGCCCTTCGCCGTCCAGTCCTGGAAGGTCGTCGGTGCCATCTGGTACGCCTGCGCCATGCTCTTGTTGGCGACATTCGAGAGGATGCCAGGGAACGCGCCCGTGCCAGTGAGCGCCTCGCGCATGATCAGCATGTCGTCCATGTGTCGGACATTCTTGCCCTCCAGCTCCAGCGTCTCAGACGCCAGGCGAGAAAGGCTCATGCCGCGGAACTCGTTGGCACCGTCCGCCGGCTTCTCTACGCGCACGCCTGCGCGCAGGGCCAGGCCATCCGTCGCAGCTGCGCGGAACTTGTCCATCTCGTCCGCCTGCACCGTCACATGCTGCGGCTGGCGTTCGCTCGCCACCTTGGCCATGATAGCCGCCCGCGCCGCGTCTACAGACGTGCCATCTGCGATAAACTTGCCGGCGTCTACGCCGAACTGGCGAACCCGCCTTCTGTCCCCCGGCGCCCGCTGCAGCGCGGCGGGGGCCCCCGCCTCGCGCATGTCCATCGCCTGCGGCTCCGTTCTTTTGTTCAGCGCAGCCTTCTTTTCTGCGCCCTCTTCCGTATACTTCACGTCATTCCCTCCTGTTTCTTCGGGCTCGTAGCTTCTGCCCACGCCAACGGTTGGGTCGGCCGGCACCGAAGCAATCGATATCTCGTATGGGGTCCAGCGCGTTGCGACATCGCACGGCCCGGCGAACCTTCCGTTTGTGCTGACCTCGCCCGCCTCGACTTCTTCCCAGACGCCCACAGCATAGCCCACTGACACGCCCTTCAGCGTGCCGCTCTGTACTTTCTTGAAAATCTTGTCCGCATCATCATCGTCGTCAAACTCGACGGTGGCGCGCAGTTTTCTCTCCTGCTCGTCCAGTTCGACCGACAAGACCTTGCCGAGAACGTTGTTGCGGTCATGGTTGAAAAGTACCACGCCGCCATCCTGAAGGCGCGTCAGGTCGATTGCATCCGGGTCGTGCGACAAAATTTCCGTCCCGAACCAGCGCTTGTATGGCTCCTCACTTGAAAGAGACAACTCCACCTGTCGGCTCGTCTCGTTTCCTTCTTCATTCGCTCGGCACAAGATTACGCCGGACGCCATGCTCCGCGTCAGATTCTTGTCCGGCTCATTCTTCTTTCTTGCCATTTTCTCCCTCCTCATTGTCATCGTTGTCATCGTTGTCATCTTGGCTGTTGCCGCCATCTTTCCCCGTATCGACGTGGTTGCTCATGGCTGCCTGTACCGTGATTGGCGTGTGGATGGCGAGCGTCAAGCCGAGGTCTTCGGCTGTTTTCTTCTCCAGCGCCATTTGCTGCAGCTGCTCCCGCCAGTCATACCCGCGCTCTGCGCACCACTGCGCGAGTGTCTTGCCGCCGTTCTGGATGGCCGTGATGTCCGCATTGACCTCTTTCTGTGGATCAATCCAGCTCCAGCCAGGGGTAACCCATTCGACAGCTTGATACGCTTCGCGGTGCGCGAAATAATCAGGGATGTCCAGTAGTCCACTCATGACGCAAAGGTCAAGCCACTCCCGGTATACAGGGTCGCAGAGATGTCCGGCCAGCCAATTTTGTATGGGCTCAAAAGTCTTTCGGTCTTCGAGCATGCCCTGGCGCGCCGCGGAAAAGCTCGATTGATTGAAGTCGCGGCTCATGAGCTCATACGACAAGCCCAGGCCCGCCCCGGCCAGTCTTGTCTGTATCGCCACATAGTCCTTCGCGTTGGCGATGCCCCGCGAAGGGTTCGCCGTCTCGACACTCTCACCCGGCTGCAGGTATTTGATCATACCCGGCCGGATGGACTGCAGCTTCTTCTTCTCTGGGTCCTTTGCCACGGCAGCTCTGCCGACAGTCCCCGGCGAGCCCGTCTGTGTCTTGACAAAGACCGAGAAGCACGCCGCAATCTTTGCCGCAACGGTCTCCGCGTCAAGATAGTCCTGCGTCTCTTTCAGCCGCTTGATGATCGGCGCCAAGTCTGAGATACCGCGAATCTGGTCAGGCTGCCGGCGCGTCCACAGGTGTATGACTTCATCCGCCCGCACGCGGTCCGGGTCGTACTCGATGTAGCCATCCGGCGTCTTTTTCTCAATCCAGTACGCCAGCGGTTTCAGATGGTCGTCCAGCTCGATGCCAGACCGGATGATGTTCCCTGTCTTCGGTGCAATCAGCATGGTCGCACTCAGCAAGTCCGACTTGATGACCTGCAGCCGAAAAGGGAACGTCCCGTTTTTCTGTACCACCTTCTTGACGAGCACTTCGCCGTCCACGATCTTGCGCCGCAGGAGCATAGACTGTATTTCCTCGAAGCTCTGTTGTTCCGTGATGTCGCAGTTCTCCGGTCGCGTCCACTTGCGCCAAAGCTCTTCAATCTTGAAATTCAGGTCTTCGTCGCCGGTCCGCGCCTGCGGCTTGATGCCGGTGCCCACAACATTGCGGACAATGCCGCCGATGGCTGCCTGGGCGATGTCGCTGTTGTTTTCCAAGTAGCGCGCGCGGGCCTTTATGAGGTCGCGCTGCGTCTTCTCTGCGTTTTCCGTGTCTTCGTTGATTGGGGTCCATCCATCATTGAAGCGCGTGACCTCGCCAGCCTCGTAAGCTCTCAGGCTTTCCGCATAAAATGCGCGGTTACATGCCCACTTTGGCGAAATCGCCGCAATGGCTTTTTCAAGCATCTTGATCATAAGCGCCCGATCTCAGCAAAATAGAGGTCGCCGCCCGTCTCCCGTGCGATAGCTGCCTTCAGTGACGTTTCTCGCGCATACAGCGTGGCCAGGTCAGCCTTCGCGATACTTCGGTTGGCAATCTTATACGACTGCGCCCCCGTCTCGATGGACGCGATGGCCGCCCGCACGTTTTTCAGTTGTTCCTGCAGATTTTCTAATTCCGTCAACCGTTTCACCTCCCTTCGCGGCTTTACAGCCAGTTATCGTCCACGCCCAGCCAGTCATCTTTTTCCGGCTCTTCTTCCCGCCTGTCCGGCGGTTCCGGGTCCATGAGGTAGCGCACGCCGAGGATCTCTGCCGCGAGCGTGTTGTTCGTCTCGCAGTCCAGCAGATGGTTGGCGGCGTGACTGCTGATCTTCTCCCAGACGGTTGAGACGTGGCCCTTCTTGTCCTTCTTTTCGACGCGCTGCTCGGAGCAGATCTGGTCAGCGTACTCGCGCTCCACGTCGCGACAGACGTTCCAGCTGCCGCGGGCCCCTGCGTCTATCGTCATGCGGCTCGCAATGAAGTTCTTCATCTGGTTCGGGTCCATGATGTAGAGTCTCAGGCCAAAGCCCGCCTGCTGCTTGTCCAGCACCGTGACGCTGTAGCGGCTTTTCAGTGTCGTACTGCTGCCCTTGGTTGGCACCGCCACGTCCATGTGTGCCGCACAGAATGCATAGACATCATCCGTGTTGTAGCCAGAGTCAATGCATGCGAGATTGACGTTGCGGATCTCGCCGTTCTCGTCTGCATAGTTGCGATTGATGACCGTCTCAAGATCCGCCCATGTCTCAACGCGCCCATAATCCACCAGCCAGCTTGTCAGATGCGGCCCCCACGCGCGGACGCTGAACCAAAAGTGGTCCAGCTGGACATCGATGCCACAAGTGACAAGCTGAGCTGCAGCCGGCATTCTGCCGCGGTCATAAGGCAATGCTTTCGACATAACGACGTCAGATTTCAGCTTGCTCGACTTATCCTCCCACGGCTCAGCCAGCCAAGAGTTGATGAAGTTCATCAACAGGGAAGGGTCGTCTTTGCTTGCAACAAATTTCGCCGCTACGTCGCCGAATGACAACCACGGGCTGTAAATCGAGTTGAGATGGAACGCGATTTTATGCGCCCGTCCTTTCACTTTGCGCTCGCCGCGCCACTCCCCAGCCCGCAGCATGGCCGGCTTCTGTCTGTCGTCGATAATCTCGTTGCAGTATTTGCACTCGTACCTGGCCTTTGCTCTCGCCTCTGTCTCGTCTGCATCATGTGGCCACTTGACCTGTCCAAATTCCAACACTTGCATGGTGCCGCAGTGTGGGCATGGGACAAAATACCGATACTGTATATCCGCACGGAGCCACCCTTGCCAGATGTTGCCCGTCTTGAGTGTCGGCGTGCTCACCTTGACAATCTTCTTGTTGTAAAAGGTCTTCGTTCTCTCCGCCGCCAGCTCCAGCGGCCCGGCCTCCGCCCCCGTCCAGCGCGGAAATTTATCGATCTCGTCAAAAAAGACGTAGCGGGCCGGACGGCTCGACAGATCGGATGCGCTGTTGGCGCCGACGAGTGCGATATACATGCCCCGAAATGTCAGTTCCAGGTCTTTGCTCTCGCGCTCCAGAAACTCGTTTTTGAGCGACGGCGACAACTTGAAGAGCGGCTGCAGGCGTTTCTCACTCGTGAATTTCGCCAGCTTTTCGGACGGGTAGACGACGAGCATGGGGCCGGGGTCCTGCGCGACAGCATAGCCGATCATGTTCTGTTCGGCCGACGTTTTGCCAAGCTGCGTCCCTGCGCAAAATGTGATGTCATGCACGTAGTCGCGGTTGAATGCGTCCATGACGCCGCGCAGGTACGGCGTCTTGCTCGTGCGCCAATGCCCCGGAGCTGCGCTGTCCAGCTCCGACAGGATTCTGTACTTATCCGCCCATTCCGATACGGTCAGCCGTTCCGGCGGCTTGAGCGTCGCCAATGCGTCCATGATCCACGCAGGGTAATCCAGCTCATTTCTTTGCTTTTTTCTTCGCCCGGCCACGGTACAGCCTCCCCTCTGATAGCTCAGTCAATGCGTCCTGTATGCGCTTGTCAACCCCGTTTTTTGCAATCTCAGCAGCTTCCGGGTCTAGCGAAGCAAGGTCCGAAGCGCAGTTGTGACCGATCGCCAGCAGCGATTTCTTGAGATTAGCAAAGAGTCGCGTCAATTCCGCCCGCACGGCGTCTGCTGGCACAAACTCGTCTTTTGTGACGCCGAGTTTTATCTTTTCCTGTGCCGCCTTTGCCTCTTTCAAGTCCGCTTCGGCCTTGAGCTTTCGCGTTTCAGGGCTCTCTGCATGCCGCCCGGCATATCGCCATTCCATCACGGCTTTGATGTCCCATTTCCCGCGAGCATACTTCGGTGCGCCCTTCTTCTGCCAAGTTGACAGTGTCTCGCGTGAGATCTGGAAGAAATCACATGCGTCGGCCGTCGAAAAAATGAATTTTCTTTCTCCTGTTTCGCGCGCACGCGATGGCCCCGCCTGCAACATCCCTTCCGCTCCTTCCTGTTTTGTCAGATTGTCAACCCGTTTTTTCGATTTTCACGAAGAAAACGCCCGGGACTCGCAGACCCGAGGGCGGCTCCCGGTGCCGTAGTACCTACGCACCCCGGGGGTGTACCCAAATTGGGCACGCCTCCCCATGGCTGCCCGCGGTAATCGCGAATGATCAGACGTTGTACCCCATCGCTCTTCGGTTCATGCGGTAGGTCTCTTCCTCGGTCATCCCCTCACGTTTCGCGATGATTGCAAGAAGTTCTTCGCGTTCAATCTTTCCTGCATGAACGCCAATGTGACACCTTGTGCAAAGCTGCACCAGATTGTACGACACGTCGCCGCCGCCAGCCCCAACCGTGAACACGTGATGCGGTTCGATGTCTGCATATGCTCCACAGTATTCGCAGTAGTTCTTGCGCGCTGCTTGGATTGCTTTCCTGTCCCTGATTCGCTTATGCTTTGCCAGCTGCACAGGCATCGCCTCCCCCGTTTTTGGGTACAAAAAGAGGCCGCTCGCTTTCGCGAACGGCCTCCAGGTAGTTCTTTACAGGCTTTAGTATACCTCAATTTGATTGCGCCGTCAATGGTCTCATGATTCATTCGCTGCACAATCTCCTGTACAGCTCCTCCGTCGTCGGCTTCGCGAGGTCCTGCCTGTGCCGTTTTCTCGAATGTGCCCCACCCCGTGCCGGGCGTCCGCTCAGGGCTGCGGCAGTACCGCCCCGGGCATTCTCATAGGCGGGGTTGTCTTCCGTCGTCTCCATTATGGCCCGCATGTCTTCGCGGCGCTTGCCGCTATCTCCGGACCAGATTTCCGCCGCGCAGGATGGGCATTTGCAGTAATGCTCGTCCACCGGCACCATTGGCACGCGACAGCGCTGACAGTACCACACGCCATGCAGCTTGACCCCGAGTTCCGCGCCGCGCTCGTCCTGCCGGTAAGTTCCCTCTCCGAACGGCCACGCTTCAGCGCCGCAGACCGGGCACTTCTCAAAGTCGCCTGCCTTGTGCTGCATGATCACTCTGCACTCTTGGCAAAACCATGTCTTTCCCATCTCGTCTCCTCTTCTCTCGCCTCCGCCGCTTCCGGCGCTTTTGCTCTTCCCTGCATATGTGATAGACGGCCAGCCATGCCGTCGGGTCTCTACCTGCCACGCCGCTTGCCGCCTTTCTTCTTCCGCCCTGCCTTGCCGGCAGGCTTACCGACGATACTGCCGCGGCGTTTCTGACAGATCTTCCGGGCCATCATGTATTCCACGATCTTCACGCTTTCTTCTCCTCCAGTTCGGTATCCTCTCGACCTTGCTCTTCCTCTTCTGGTCAGCTGCGTAAATCAGTACGGCTGCCGC